ATGCTTTTAAAGTTTAGTTTGAATGAGTTCAAATCAGATCGGGAGTACAGGAACATTTCAAGTCGAACCTTGGAATCTTATATGGCAACATTGAACGAGTTCCACGCATATTGTATTGACCAAGGTATTGTTAATCTAGAGGATTGTACTTCCTCTTTGGTTAAAGGATATCTCATCTATTGCAGTAAAGAGCGAAAGAATAATCCCACTACCGTAAATAGTAAACTTCATGTGCTTAAAATTTTCTTTAACTACTTTGAATCTGAAATGGATATTTTCACAACAAAAACAAATCCAACAAAACGGATTCCATTTGCAAAGGAAGAAATAAAAATAGAAGTGTTTTCAGATGAACAAATAAAACAAATGCTTAATTATTATCAGCGGCTCAAATACCGTGATAAGACTTTGTACAGTTACCGTGATTACTTCCTGATCATCTTTCTTCTTGGTTCGGCTTGTCGGTTAGGTGAAACGGTAAACTTGCGCTGGAGTGATGTAGATTTGCACAATCAAGTCATCACTGTCACAGGTAAAAAACGTATGGCAAGCAGTTTGCCGATGACCGATAAACTCAAAAAGGAGTTTTTGGAGTATAAGTTGTTTGTTGAAAAATACTTTAACGGACTCCCTGAGTTTGTCTTTACAGACCGAAAAGGTGAACAATTAACCGATAATGCTATAAAGTGTATTTTTAAACATTTGAAGGCACATATGAATTTCAAGAATGTTCGCTTGTCTGCCCATACATTCCGACATACTGCTGCACACCGTATGCTAATGGCAGGAGCCGATGTAGGAACAATTCAGAAAATTCTGAGACATTCAAATATTGCAATGACTCTTCGTTACTTCTCTTTATGGGGAACTGCACTCAAAGAACAGAATGATAAATTTAACGCATTGAATAAACTGCTATAAGAAAAGTATGCCCCCTTCATCATTGGGGGCATTTTTATTTATAACGCACTTCTAATCCTAATTCTGTACCAAGCGTGAACAGACGGATCAACTACCAAACTAGCCTTCAGTTGTACATATCCTAAATTATCCCCACTGACAATACATGATGTTCCTGTTTGACTTGTAATCTTAGCAAACGTTGTTGTGCTTGTCTGATCGTCTGCATATATGGCCCAGAATACTGGTTCTGTTATCGTTGCTGAACCCTGATTTACAATGGCTTCATATGTTTTAGTCCTTCCTTTGTAGATTTCGCCCGGGCTACTGCTACTTGTGATTGTAATAGTGTAATCCACAGGAATATCCTCTACGGTAACCATTACTGTGTCTTTAATCTGCTCCAATTGAGCATGGTAAGCCGTAATTGTCACCGAACCAATATTAAGCCCTGTTACAAGGCCATGAGCATCAACAGTGGCAATTGAGTCATCAGAAGAACTAAATTTAACTGGTGCGTTATTTGTACTCGTCCATGTAAGTTGATAAGTTGAGCCAATAAAAAGGTTAAAGTCACCGTTTGTTATATCTACTTTAACCCCTAAACCACCCGCAATACCGTTCACAAGATCATCTGTTGAATCAATCGCATCCTTAGCACATGTAAAAGCCACTGTCCCAGGTTTGCTATAATCATCAATTCCTGTTACTTTCCATGCCCGACCATTGAGTAAGAACCTAGCATCCAATTTAAGGTCAGAATCTATTGTTAATTTACTACAATTTACTGTTATCTCCCCATCAGCAAGGGTAAGTACCTTACCAGAGGTTAAACCTAAATCCGTTGTATTTATATAACAATCCAGAGTGTAGAATCGACTTTCGGAATTGACAATAATTCTATGCGGAAGATGTCTTATGATTGCTTTGTATTTGGTATATCGCTTATCGTTTATTTCGCTGACAATTAAATATTTTTTACTGTTGTAAACAACAATATCACCACGGTTAAATGGTGACATTGAAGTGATTTTTCTATCATCATAATTATCATTCAAACTTTTGTTTGTGACTAATACCCTGACGGGATTGTTATTTATGGTAACGTCTTTACCCATCTGATCGAGCAGGAAAGCAAAGTCATCAGTACTACTTTCAAATAGATTAATCATAATCTCACCCCTTAGCGGCTAAACAGCATAAACGTATTTGAAGCGTTATCTGATTGATTAATGGACATGGATCTGATCTTGCGCTCTAATTGGTCAATCCGATTTTGAAGTGACTCCGCAAAGTCTGAAACGGTCAGATCATCCTCTTTATAGGATTTCATTAATGCAGGGTTATTTGCCACACTATTTAAGATGGATAATGCTGCAGAATAGATTCTAAGTTTATCACTGGCTGAAGAAGCATCATATTCTAATTCTGGATTACTGATTCCCTCTTCAGCAAGGTAAATAGTTAATTCGTCCGGCGTTAAGGTGATGCCTTTTGTTTCAAGTTGTAGGCGTTCAATATATTTCATTTTGATTGCTCCTTTATTATATTGGATAAAGAAAAGACCCACCAAAGGGTAGGTCATTTGAGAAGTGATTAGTTGGTTGATATAGAATTTAAGACATCATTGACAAAGTATAAATATTTATCACCGCCAATTGATCGCTCATATACCCACATATTGGTAGTGCCCCATGAATAGGTATCTTTATAATTACGGTCATATAATCCCCAAGACAAATACACCATGTTAGAAGTCATACCAACACTAATACTCATGTTTTCTATCTGATTCCAATGATTTTGAGAATATTTGTATTGTTTGTATGGACTGACAGTATAAAAGCCAAAACTGAAACTTGATTCTTTTAAATTTGCTATATAAGTCTTTCCTTTGTAAACAAAGTAGACATCCAACCAATCTCCAAGCATCGAATCTCTTTTTACATTTGTTATTTTGACTTCGGCAATATTTTTGATCTTCTCTGAAACATATTTACCTGAAAGGTCTGTTATTATAACTTGAGGTTTTATTATCCAAGCAGTCTTTCCATGATACTTCTTGTAAGATTCATAGAGATCATTAACTGGAATAGTTAATTTGGTTTGTTCAGAAGTAAGAGTTACCGATTCAATATATGTTGAATTGTAGCCATACTCACCTTTATTAACCGTAACCGTCACTTTAAAAAGGTCTTTTAGTAATTGCACTGGAACCATTAGTTTACCATCAATGATCTGGGGAGCAACTGCATATGAACTTTTAGTTTTATTGATCTGTACGTACTTTGAATCTAGTTTCGCTTTCACTGTTGTATTTTTATACTTAAATGTAATATCCTTTGTCTTGTTATTTAATTGAATACTTCCACCAAAACTCTTGAAAACTTGCGACGCTGGTAGCATAGTATTATTTTTTACAATTACCCCTGTATCTTTAATGCTGACTGTTTTAAGTTTTTCATTCGATTTATTAGAGGATTTTTCCTGTTCTTCTTTTGGTTTCTCTGAATTTGTTGATTTGTTTTTCCAGGGACTTAGGTTCGTACTCCCCTGTTCAAAGTGTTGGAACGAGATAGATGAATCATTAGCATCATAAGTTGTTTCGCCAACCGCATACACTTCATTGTTATAAATAACCAGAATATAGCATACACTGACTCCTAAATAATCACCCCAATTAGATTGTGCAAGTGTATTCATTACCTTCTTCTTCCCGTCAACGGACAAACCTTTAAACAAATCATATTCTGCTTGGGATTTTAACGTAATAAGTATCGCACCTTCATCGGCTTCGAGACTGGATGAGGGATCAAAAACTCCATCCATTGTTTTAATCGATGCACTTTCTATTAGCCTAGTAGTTGTCTCATGTTCGTCAATTGATGAAGCGTTAGTCCTCACAGACAAAGTACCACTAACTACAAAAATAAACACTAACAAAATCAATATCCTCTTCAATTCCATATTCCTCCAGTGGTTTTTTAATTTATATTATCATCAACATCCACATAGGTATATAGAATTACAAAAAACATAAAGATAGTGGTCTAATAGTCATAAAGAAAGCACCCTTTAGATAGGATGCCTTCTTGATTTATAAATCTGATAATTCCTTATATGTTTCATCAAACATCTCCTTCTTAACAACCATTACATTTTCTTCTCCATTTTCATAAAACGTCATAGCATATAGTTCTCCATTATCATTAATAAATTCTAAAACAGTCTCGCGGGGGATATCAACACCTACCACCCAGTTAAGAATACTATATCCATTGAATGGATGTATCATATGAACAGTAACTACTTCTTCTTCAACTTTTACGAACTTCCCTTCCTTGATCATTTGGTCATACCATTTCTTTGTTACAGTTCTCTTAACAACTTGCCCATCATATGGAATTTCTAATTCGATTTTTTTACCAAATAACCTATCAAATAATCCTACAGAAAAAGACATTGATAAATTCTCTCCTTATCGATTTACACAGTTATTATACTGGTAAATTCGACAAACGGAATTATTTTCCTTTACCTTTTTTATTTTTTTGTTCATGTGTAATAGCATATGCTGCCGGAAAATTTTCCAGATTAGGGGTATCGAATCCACCATACTCACCTACAAATTGCAAATTAATATGCGAATTAGTACAAATAATGCATCAATCTCCTTCAAATGACCCCAGATTGCACAAAAATAGACCATTATCTACACAAGTTAGTGGTCTAACTAAACTATAATATATCTTATATACCATCTAGGAAGTGGAACAGAAATAATGCTCAATATGCTTTAAAAAAAGCAACGAAAATACAAGAAAATCAGCCACATTTACCCGATTGACCATTATTATAAGCACCTGCCACTACAATTTATATAATAACATGTGCGTGTTGGTGAACATATTACCACGGCTAATCTATCAATATTTAACGGTGTATTTATAATATCATCACTCATCATTCACGCTTACTTTTAGTTAGCATTATTGTCATTAACTTTACTATCCACTCTAACCTTTGCTCCTTCACTACTCAATCTTACCATTTCACTATTCACATCTGTTGTATACGGACTATGACCAAGAATGCTTTCAATACTGATTGCACCCATTTCCTTCAACTTAGTCAAATTATCAATGACATCTTTCTCAGATTGTGGCATAGCATACTGGAACACTACATCAAGAGTTTCCCATTCATCATCAGTAAACTTTCCGCCCTGAATTTCAAGGAGTCGTCTAACTTTATCATGTCTTTGCTTCATACCATCTTTAATAAACTTCTCACCAATCATGGCTTTAAGGTTACTCAACGAGAACAGTAATTTAATACTAACCTCACTTAGATTGCTTATATCTACTTTACCAATGACAACTCCCGGAACAGAACTAATGTCAAGTAAACTGGTCATGAGATGTTTATACAACGTTTCAAATGCTGCATGATCAAACTTATTCTGAGCGAACATGAAGTCAGCATCGCTATCTAATACCAATCCACCGCCTAATATTTCTGTAGGTAATCCATCGCCTTTGAGTTGTTGTCCTTTCACAATTGGAATACCTGTAATGTATTTATAAAAGGCATCTGTACTCTTACTAATCAAATCCTCCATACTATCAAGGATTGTTTTATAATCCTCTAAGTCACTTCTACCAAACACATCATTAACAGGATTATCATTACGATAGATGACAGGTAATCCACTTAGATTATCGAATGATCCCTTTAAACGTAATTCCCCACCAGCATTCGTATACTTCTCGACTCGCTCAGGATAATACACGTTATAAAACGTTACGTTATTAATCGTATAACTCTCAACAAATGCAATGTAATCATTCTCTGCATCAATCACAGGGAAAGAATCGGCTGCATCAATCAGTTTACTCGTAATCTTTCCATCTTTGATATAAACATACTCATAGGCGTTCCCAAATCGGTTAACATTATGTACTAGATCAAAATCAATCTTATCATAGCCGTTTCTATATACCGCTTTAACTGCTTCAACTACCTTTTCATTACCTGTTAAAGTAACCTTATTACCAAATAAGATAGGCCGTACCGAACTCTAATAACCGTTTTGCATACTGTAGCACTATACGTCTAGGAACAAACTCCTTACCATTAAACATCTCATTTGGACGCTTATTAATTGCATGTGAACCGGCAAGATACTCTTTAACATCCAGAATATCCATTACCCGCATTTGATTATGTACTTCATTAACATAGTCAACAAACCATTCATTACTATATCCAAATTCATCAACGAATTGATTGATTGTACCCATTTTACACGCCCCTTATTTATACATACCATTTATTGTTTTTCATTGCCTGAACTGCTAACGAATGAGCAATAACCATGTCATCATGATTGTTAGCCCCCCGTTTGTTTCCCATCTTTCCGTTTATCTCAATAAAAAGAATCATTTGCTGAAGGGTTTCCTTATCATTAACAAGGATTAATCCCTTTTCAAATGATTCCTTATAGTCGCTTATCATTATTGCTTTAGTCTTATCGGTAGTAAGCCAACCAAGGGCAAACTTCTTATTCCCCTTCTGATCAAATGTCTTATGTTTATATAGATTCATATATTGATGATCATTTCTAAGTCGCTCAATCACTGGCAAACCGTAGGAGTTTTTCTCGATACAGAGGAACGCATAGTTATAATACCTTCCAATCAGATTCAGCAGTTCTGCAAACTCGTACACACTTACTTTGTTATGGTTAAACGCTAATACCTGGACACCCTCAGTATCCATTAGTGATAGGGTAGAACTGTCACCGCCTGAACCGCTTGATACGTCACTGCCACCGTAGTATCTAACACCACGTTTAGGCAAATGGTAGACAATCAAACCTTTACCTATATATTTATGTAACGTTTCATGTAATTCAGTCATTAATTCATCTTTACTTAGAGGATTAGGGACACATTCTAAACGTTCAAGGATTTTTGATTGATCGAAAACATTTTGTCCACTTGTCTTAAATGCTTCTTCTGGATACGAAGGAAATTCAGTTTGGAAATCTGATAAAGACATAGATGATAACTTCCATTGTCTCCACATCAACATTCTTAAGTTAGCACCCATATCCATAATGCGCTTTTCTTCTTCTGTTAGATCATTCTTGCTTAGGCGTTGTCCCTTATTCTGTGCTTTATACCACTCTTCTGCTATATCATGTTCAAATTTAAACTGGTCTTTATATGCGTTACTAGTCCAACCATAAAAGAACGCCTTATAGTTTGTTTTACCTTTCCAAGAACGCATGAACAAATCATAATAATAGTTCCCTGTTCCATTTGCCGTTGTCTCGATTACTAATTTACTTGTCGGATTCTTGGCCAATGCTTGCTCTAAACTCGTTAGTACCTTTGATTGATCCCCTTGATAAAAAGCAAACTCCGATAATAATACAAACTGATAAGTGTTACCACGTCCAATCTGTTTACCATCGCTGGCTGCTATCTGAACCCGTGAACCATTGCTCAAACACAGTTCACCTCTATTATCTCTATCCGTTTTAGGGAATGGATACTTTGTTCTCGGCAGGTTATCATTCATGAATTTCAACCGTTCAAACAATGCCGTTACTGATTCGCCTGATAATGAAACAATCATATAACTTGTGTTTGGATATTTGACCGCATTATACAGACAATAAGCCAAACTCATTGTGCTAAATCCAATCTGGCGTGACTTAGCAATGATATTGAACTTTTGCATCTGGTCGATAAAATCAGATTGTTCCTTATTCAGCACAAATGGAACAGTATTCCCCTCATTGTCAACGATCTTCACAAAGTTCTTGGCAAATGCCTTAAAATCATCCATAACCAAATCAAATTTGCTTTTCTTCTTTGCTGTTGCTACTACCATTTAATCTCCTTTCTGAACGCAAAAAAGACGCTCCTGAAAGTTGAAAGAGCGCCATTTACAAGTACTTCCGTATATATTATTATTAATTAAAACCGAAGGCATCGGTGACTCAAACCGCTGGAAAGCATCCAGTGGTTTTTGTATATCTATTTATTTACGTCCTGCTTTTCTTTATTTTTTAAAACAAGAATAATATCTTTTACCTTTTCAGGTAGAGGGATACCCAATTTTCCGCCATTTTCGGTTAAACTTACGAACTCAATTATACAAAAAGCGCCTGAAACTCCATCTGCTACTATTCCACTGCTTTTTAATATTGCAACCTCAATTAGATATACGGCTCCAATCAAAAGGATTATATATAACTTCTTTATCAATCCTTTTGTTCCGATCCTGCTATTTACCTTTTTTTCATATATGCCAACCAGAATACCAGTGATAAAGTCTATAGCCATCAATCCAATTAGAACGGTGAAGACTAATCCGAATCCTCCAACCATCCAAGATATTATTCCAGTAAATGCACCAGCAATAAATTTAATGAGTATATCTATACGTTCCAATTTGTCACCTCCTTACAAAACCAATCGAAATATTCGACGTGTTAGGCTATGCAAATAAATTAATAATTACGGTAATGGATAAGCGGTGAGCAATCACCGCATGTTCATTACATCAAAGGAGAATATAAAATGAGTAAAAGGCTAACTAAGTGTGTGGAATGTGGATCTAAAGATTTATTTGAATTTATGCATACTATGGAACACGAGGAGAACGGGAAAATTCTTGTTATCGAGAACATCCCAGCGATGAAATGCGATCAATGTGGAGAGGTTTATTATAGTCCTCAGGCAAGCAAATATATTGATCAGCGAATTGCAATCCTTAGAACCTCATAGAAGCCCACATGAGCGAGAGTTTTTAGGTGAGAGAGTTAGAAAGGGAAGGAGGTTCTACAACTCTAAATCCTCATACTCATCTTCTTCATCACTCTTAGCAAAAAATTTCTCTGCTTCTTTGCTATGCAGATTTATTTCCTTCATCAGTTTTAGCATCATCTCAATATCCTTTGGATTAGGATTTGATTCAACTTTAATTTTCAGTTGCTCATATATCTCTAAAAGATCATTAGCCTGTTTTGTAGCCAGAACAATTGAAGTAATGTGCTTAAATTCAGGAGTCCGCTCCCAACGGTAGTACGTCCCCATCGTTTTCAAATCAACTTGCTTTAGAAATTCTTCTTCAGACATCTCCCGTTCTCTGTCCATCCACAAGTTGAATTTATACTTAACATATAACTGCTTTTTGTAAGGAAGTTTTTTCAACACATCATATATTGTCATTTACCTAACCTCCAAAACAAATATGGTATACAGACTTGATAAGTTCACACATGACTAGATACAGATTGTATGCCATATACCCAACCAACACATAAACAGCCACCATTGCCAATTTGTTAAACAACTTACCCATCATTATTTTCATTTAGATTATCTCCTTTGATTTAATTTCCTGTTCACTTACTTTTATATAGTTGTACGTTTTTACCTACAATAGATTATTTATTATTTTAGTAAGGGTTTAGTGTTGAAGCCTTGCCCTATAAGGAACTAGAAGTATTAAACGGCAAATCAATTAAGCAATGATGCTTTCATACTGTCGTCTAGGTAACATCTTCTTTAGTTCCTTATCTGTAAAATAGAACTTCAAACACTGCCTAAAGTCAGTGCCGCTGTTCGTAACGAATGTATCTGCAGATGAGTCAACTGGAACATCAATATTAATTCGGTACAAATTCGGCAAATTGTACTTACCGTCACTGACTTTACCTTTTGCTTTTCTGTTTCGTTCAACGGCTTCAATTACATCTAACACAATCAATTTATTAACTTGTGTTCTAACTGTTTTCTCTGTGAGTCCTGTGGCGCTTGCAATACTGTTGAAGGTAAAATAAAAAACGCCTTGCTTATTTGCATGACGTTTTGAGTGTATCAACATGGCATATGTAATTAGTTTTTGATTCTTATCAGGACAATTTTCCATGATCCATTTGATTTCGTTAAAGGATACTGTCAAATCTTTATTCGTTGCCGCTAAGTTATAATTACGTTCGAATATATCCTTCACAACTTGGTCAATATCTTTATGACATTCCTCTAAACTAGATGAATAACTTTCCGTGTTCTGCCGATCCATCCATGAATGTAATTCCTGCTTGCATTCCTCTTCATCTAGCCCACTGTACTTGAGATACATTCCAATCAATAATATTGAATTGTGTCGGCTGCCTTGAATCTTTAGACCGTTCTGTAACAAGTCAATTGCCCTACTGATGGAATAATCCTCTGACTGGTTATGATTTTCAGGTGCTACATAACTACTTATTGCGTTTTCTGTTTTAATAATCGTTTCACTGTCAAAGTCAATCTCATCTTCCATGTCCAAGATATCCAGAACCTGCTGTCGTTGTATCTTCTTAACGGTGAATAGGTATTCATGGCTCTCTGTTACGTCCATTACCTTTAAACCATCTTCAACCTTACAGAATCCACAATACTGACCACTTAGTTGATGCTTACCAAGTGGTAATTTAACTCCTAACTTATCCGTCACACGAAATTCCACTTTGTTTCCAGCATCAAATACGCTTGGTAAATCAGCATATTTGATAACAAAGTTAAAGAATTTTTTTGCTTGTTCAATGGATATTAAGTCCTCAAAGAAAATGTCAATATGATAACCCTTGTTACCACTGAAACTAATGTAATGTTCAGTAATGCCGAGATTGTCCAGAGCATGAGAAACTTTATATGTAACCCACTTGGCTTGATACGCATCATGAAAGTCAACATCAAAGGTAATGAACTTACTAAAGAACTTACTGAACGTTCCAACTGTCATTATTCCTTCTAAATGCTTCTCAAACTGCCAATCCAGCAAAGGTTTAACCTTTCTTCCCTTATCATCTACTTGTCCCTGCGTGTATTGCTTATATCCAAAAGGATATTGAATCAAATAATGTCCTCGCTGGATTATATACAAATCATTTAATTGCTTAATTACATCCTTCATTTAATCCCTCCATTAAAAGCCATTCCATTAAAAATTAATCACTTGTTTTTTCGTTGTTGCATAAAAGCCGTTACTGCTTGATAAAGTGCTTCGGATTTAGTAAATTGCCAAAACTGATCTTTAGACTTGATATTCAAACCCGTACAGTTAAATTCAATTCCTTTGTCATAACGTAGATGCTTTACTAGTCCCTTTTCGTACACATAAAAAAAGTTGTTACCACGTTCCAAAGTGTTATCTCCTTTTGTTAGCAGAAGAAAAGACAGTCATTAGACTGCCTTACTTCCTGCTGTATATTTGAATTTGTTTTTATGAGTAAGTGCGATACTGTATAAACCTCTAATATCGTGTTTACTGTATTCTCTTCCCTTGGTTAATTCATATCGTCCTGTACTCTTGAATGTGTGTGTTATATTAAATTTCTCTGCTGATAAACATAACGGAAACGCAAATAAACCCTGCATGGCTGCAAGGTCAATGTTTGTAGATAATATTCCGTTATCATTCACCTGAATCTGTGAGTCTAAGTTGTATTGCTTTTTAACTCGGTAAAACTCTGCTTTGGTTGGTTCAGATTCCAATACATCCAACAGTTCATACAGTTCTAATTGCTCTAACCAATTACGATTTATCTGCTTAAAATCATTACTGTAGTAACCAAGAAAGGTGCTATCAATTGCGAGTAGTATTAACTTGGCTTCTCTACTCTTAGGCATTGGAACTTTATAATAACTAAGAATTTGAAGCAATGTGGAGCCGCAAAACTTCTGATAGTAATTATCCCTGCTAATTCCTGTTACTGCGTTTACGTTGGCCGCATTTTGGTTTACCTGATCTGACTTATGTAACTTAGTAATGTGATTGTCCCACACCATCCCATGCTCTAATGCCATGTCAACCCCAATTACTTTCTTGCCTGCATCTTTGGCTTTGAAAATACGATTAAAGTCATAAAAGTAATTCACCTTATAACCTTTTAAGTGCTCAAGATATAAACAAGACAATAATGAATCTAAATCGTTGGATAAACACAAATCATATTTCCCTTGCTCTGTATCATTTGTCCATGTTGGAAATTTATTCCTTAAAACTTCTTGCATATTAGATGATATAGATTTCATCTAACTCTTACATTTTGATTACTCCCTAATAATAGTGGCTTTAAATCTGCCAATTATCAAAAGGGAGTTAAAATCAATCTATTCATTTTTACACCTGCCTTATTGGTTATAGTTATTGCTTTCAATAAATTGTTGGTATCTTGCTATGAATTCTGGTGACATTTCACCCTTATTATTTTCGTACAAACTTATTAAGGTACTACTACATTTGAGATGTGCCGCAACGTCTAATTGTTTAATGTTGCGTTGGATTCTCTTTATTTTCCATTCCATCCGCTCAGACATAAGATTATCTCCCTAAAAATTTTTATTAGAAAAAGAGTGGAGGAAAATCCCCCACCCTTTAGTATGTATTAGGCTTTAAGACTATATTGTGCTACGGCTTTCTTACTTGCTACTTTCAGCGTACCCTCAGCGATAACTTGACCCTTGACACTATCACCTGTTTTGGCAAGTGCTTCGAATTGTGCTTCACGAAGGAATGCCAGGGACAAAGCATTGACATCAAATACAGTCATTTTATCAGCGGAAGCATGACGAGAAAGAAGTACATTCAGGTTGCCGTAATTTGTGCGAATAACATCAACTACAATGCCGAACACGTTAGTTTGGGCAATATAGTTATACTTATCTTTATACAAGGCATCAATTTGTTCTTTAAGGTCAGCATTAACCAATGCAAAGTATTCGCCTGTCGGAAGCCCCTGATCCCAAAGTTTTTTGACCGTTTCTTTTACCTCGGCTTCTGTAATTTTACCAACTGTTGCACCCGTAACTTGATTTGCATTGTCAGCCCAAGTTTCAAGTCCAGCCATGCGCCGAATGAATGGGGTAGCGGAACCGTCATTTTTAACACCTTTAGTAACTGCACGTTCGATATTTACTTTAAGTTCTGTCAAACGATCTGCAACCTCACTTGAGAAGATATTACCTTGACCTTGTACATTGATGGCTTGAGCAGTGCCACTAACGGAAACACCTTTCTGGAACAGTTCGAGAACGTTATTCATTTCAGCACGACCGCTTTGATAGAAAGTCGGGTTGTCGTTACCTTCAACAACGGACACATCTTCAGTGGTGTCATACGTCTTTTCTCTCCAAGTATGTACTGCACCATTTGCTTTTTCAGTAAGACCTTTAGCAAGAATCAAAGATGTTAGTGGAGTATCAGTAATACCAATTTTAATAATTTCCTTTGAGAGGGAAATAGATTCGCTGTTTGTTAGGTTAGTAGATTTAAACATGTTTTATCATTCTCCTTAAATTTGTTTTAGTTAAATAGTTTAGATAATTTAGCATTGATCATGCCAGTTACATCATTCTTTGATGCTGCTTGATCATATGCTGTTGTTTGCTTGTGGTCATCAGGTACATAAGACGAGTTTACTTTCCTTGCTTCTAAAATTTTGTTCAATAACTCAATCTTAGATTTCAGTTCATCGACTTTTTCGACATTAATAAAATCAGCAAAGTCCTCCAAACCATTTGCCTTCAACTCAATCGACAGTTCTTTCTTGAACAATTCCTGTTCACGTTGCTCAAGTGCCTTTTCTGCATCTGATTTCTCCACTGGCTTGAACTGAAGTAGGTCATTACGTTCAGTCATCACTGGTTGAAGAATTTCAGTTTCCCAAGTTGCTTTTGAATCAGAAAGCATCTGGTCAATGTGTGCTTGCTGTTCTGCTGTAAACTCCATTTAATCCATCCTCTCTTAATAAAGTTCCTCCAACTAAAAAAATTTAGAAAAAAAGAGACACTTCAAACGAAGTGCCCCAATAAATTGGAGGATATAAATATGGAAAACAAAATGCTGTGAAGGATAACCAATCCTTCATTCAATCCACATAGGTATATGGAGTCAATGAAATTTTGGTATCTCCTCTTATCTATACTGATACATACGCCACATATTAAAACCCGAGACACTTAGTGCCACGTGGGCAGCGTTTTTTTGGCTGTTCTCATTTTCCTTCCATTTTACTCTTCACAATATATAGTCATTCCAATTTTCAGGATATGATATGCTCTCCCTAAAAGACCATTTTACAGAATGTGGGATTTTCTCGAAAGTCCATATAAAATAAGGAGATTTTCTATCTTCACACTAGCGGGGCGTGTATGTTTTAAATTTTTTCGTTAAAATACTCAGTGTTCATGGGCTTTACGGTTTACTCATTTTTATCGCCTATTTTTCTATTCATCGAGAAGAAGTACCCTATCATATGTATTACTTTGAAGTGTTCAAAAAACCTATATAATATAAGGGTTTTTGGCTATTTTTATTTTAAAAGTGTGACGTTTTTAGAGGTTTTTACACCCCTATCATATGGAGACCTTTAGGGCTGTCAAAAATTCCTTATATTATATGGGATATTTACATATGTTTTTTTAAAAAGTGTGCAATTTTCGGCCGAAATGACCTGTTTTTTCTAAATGTTCAACCAGCATAAACCATAGAATTTTTACACCTATCATATGGACACCTTCGCCCCCTCTAAATAACCCTTATTTTATATGGCATTATTGATATTTTTATTTTAAAAGTGTGGAGTTTTTAGCCAAAAATGAACCATCAACATATATAGTAATAAGGATCTATGATATTCACAGTTTTGACAGAACAATTTTGCTTCTCCCTTAAAGACCATTATCCATAATATGGAGTTTCCTCAAAAGACCATATAAAATAAGGAGATTTTCTATCTTCATTGTAACGGCGCTAGTCTTTTTAAATTTTTTCGTTATAAAAACCTAGTGTTCATAGGCTTTACTGGTTTACTCATTTTCGCTACCAGCCTCTTTCCCTTAAAGACCATTATGGCTTTCAATTAAAAGGGTTATTCTATAAGGCGTTACTGTATTTGGATCATCTCGTTCCTAATTGTTAAGTGCTAGAGAAGTCAATGTTTATATAAGAAAATAAGTCAATATAAAATCATGTGAATTGTCGGATGATATGTCTCCCTTAAAGAGCATTATGATTTTGTATATATTTTTGAATGTAAACAAGGAAATCCTTATTATATATGGTTTTTTTGATCTCATATTTTTCTTTGAGTCATGAACCTCACACTACAATCATCAAAAAAATCAATAATTATATGGGTTTTATGAAGATGTTTCATTTCGGGACATTTTATCGTTATGTATGCCATACGAGTTTATAATGACACAAAAAAAAGACAGGAACTTTATCCCGTCTTCTAATGTTAATTATGATATTAGGCTTCTAATTTTCCGTTCATGGGATGCTGCAACAGTAGCGGTTCCGTATGGGAAATGAAGCATCCGTAATTCCTTGTCATAGTCAGTGACATGTTCAGGATTAACAATTACGGCACGATCTGAAACAACCAATTCAAACTGTGCTAATGCTTCGGCTAAATCCTCAACTCTTGTGATAGAGTAATAAACTCCTGTTTCAGTATGGTATTCAAACTTTCCTTTTTCTTTACTGACAATTGTTACATAATAAATATCTTCAACTGACAGCCATTTCACATTTGGTTTAACATACGACAAGTTAGAATCTATAACTGGAATCATTGGTAAGTTCATAGTTATCCCCCTTGTTTTTGTCCATACTTCATAGTGACTCTGCATATTATTCATTATAGAATATCGAATATGGAATGTAAATAGATTATTTGAAATCAACTATCGAATAACGTATTATTTTCTTATCTTAGGAAGAGGGTGAATAACTTTGCAAATTAGACCTAGATTGATGGAGTTATTAAAACAAAAAGGATGGACTCAATTAAAACTGTCGGAGGAAACGGGTATTCCTCAAGGTTCAATAAGCAGATTTGACACAAATAAACGCCATGATGATTATCATTTATTTGCCATCTCTAAGGCACTTGGAGTGACCATTGAGGAACTTTTTGAAGTAGTAGAATGACGACCACTTTACTTTTTAATGTGACTACTTTATAATTCGAGTTAATCAAATAATTAGATTGTGGTTAAACACAATGAAACGTGAATTATCCCTTTATTGCTCAATACATTGATTCAATACTCTTGACAGGGTAGGGGTCAGTGGTTCGAGCCCACTACAGATCATAACCGAGAGTCCTTGCGTAGCAAGGGCTCTTTTCATTTACACTTTTCTCGTTGATCTTATCTAATTACGCAACATTGACCGTAAAACAGCCGATAATTTATGCTATTTAGCATAAATCATTGGCTGTTTTTAGCAATTAACTTATCGACACAACTCAATACAGTGATAAAAGCAGTCCTCAATATATCAATGAAAATGGATTCAATTTTTTTCGGCATGATAATCGGCTCTGTATATAATGGTCCAGTCTGAGTATCATGAGAGGAAAATAATACAAGTCTATTTGACATTTCCAATTAAATCTCAAGCTTTTTTTGCCTGTTCGGAGGAAGGAAATTGATCAATTAACACCAGTAGATAAGACTTAGCTTTTATACGATCTTTATCTGCATACTGTTCAGCGACGTTATAAAGAACTTCGGGTGATAAATTTTCCATTGCCTGCTTTAACTCTTCTTCTAAATAAGCTCTTTGGTCTTCGAGATCGGAGATTCTGTTTGTTAAGTTCATGTTCTCATTAGCATATTTCTCCAACAGCTGCTTTGAACTACTGCAACCACTAATCAGTAAAAGTAACAAATAAACATGTCAAGAATATCATGGTCTTCGCTTTCATCTAATCCACCTTTCTTAGAATGTGCACGGGTGATGATTGGACAAATAATGAAATAAAGTATTAGAGCCAGTGATCAGATTGAAACGCCTGCCTGGAGTTATATAAAAAAACGGTACCTAAAAAGGTACCGGGATCATTTACTCTATTCACTAAACCTCTATCTTTCTACTTCATCCCAGTCAAGCCCACCGCTCTCCTGACTCACCTGGATCAAAACCTATTTCAAAAGTTCTTCCGGTGTCTCTCCGCTATACACGAATACGGGGCTTGCTGTATTGACTACGAATACGGCAACCAGCGTTAGTGCAGTTGCAAGATATGTATACAGCTGATGTCTAATTTTATGGATCCATAACATGAGCTTGTCCTCCTCTCCAGCGTAGTAAACTAACAGCCTGGATCAAAAATATGATAGCTAATGTGGGTGACTGAAATCCAAAATTAGTTAAAACAATCATACAGCTGATAATGCGTAGCTTAAAGTAATGTTTCCTCGGGATACGAGATTGTCTCTCAATTCGGCTTGGAGCGAAATTCATAACCAATAACAGACTGACCGCATTCATCAGAAATACACCGGTAGACCCCGTCTCTACATAAGATACCAAGGTAAACAATACGGTTGTGAAAACAATGCAGCCAGCACCCGTCTTCAGATGAAGCCCTCCGGAGCATTGTCTGAGTAAGGCAAAGCCGATCAAGGCAATAACCACCTGTTTCTGGTTATCCGTAAATAACGAAATCAGCAGCGTGAAGATCACGATAAGACCAACATTTATTATAATGATGATCGCATGCTTTAACACTGGAATAGAAGATTTATGGTCGGGAACCTGGCGCTTGATCTCTGCCGCCATCCGGCCCGCTAATCTTTCCACGATCAAAAGTATCCCGCTCCTCCGTATGAATCGCATAATACAAGAAAATTCCGAATGTTATGCCAAAGAAGAGAAGATCAAGCCACAACCGATTGAGGTAAAACAATATAGCTATTAATACCAATACCACAACGATTAAAGAAATCAATAATATGTGTTCAAATCTGAAGCGCAGCTTCTCTAGATCGTATCTAAACCCGATCCCTAGTTTGTACATAATCCAAGATAGCAGCAATCCTGTGCCTGCTGACAGTATCTGAAGGATATAGCCATGGGAAGGCACATTCTGAATAGAATCTATTGAGCCGAATATCGTTGTCAGATAAACGGTTTGAATCAGTGCATATAGCATGTAAACGATGATGGTGCAAATCGCTGACCAGATGACAGGTATCTTGATAATAGCAGCAAATAAAAAAACAAAGATAAGCACGGTTAAAAGAGGGGCAAGAAAATCCATATGAAGTTCATTGCGCATGATGAAACTCTGAATATTGGCAAGGATCATGACGATTAGCGCCTGCCATATGTACGCTGTTGTTTTATATCTCAGCAGGGTCATGATTAATGAGTAAATGGCCAGTGTTTCAAATGTTGAAAACACCATAAACCAAATTGCGTTCAT